AATTTTTTTTAATAAACAAGCAGCAACAGCCGGATGAGGATCACCTATATTTGGAACATCTGTATCATTTATAGCTTCAAAAATTCTTGCATCATTACTTAATGGATCACGCCCTGATTGTTCTTCAGGACTTGTAACAATAGCATTTCGTGTGAACTTATAACCTCTCCAGGTTTTTTCACCATCATTATTATCAACTAAATCAATTGCTAATATGGCCATAGTAAATTCCTTTTGTATTAACCACCCTCATCACTATCAATGTTTCTAAGAAGTTGAGTTTGGGTTTTTGATTCCATCAATTGCTGTCTACTTAAATCTATCATAGTAATATTTTCAGATCGTGGATCAACAAAAGCAGTTCGTACTACTTGGAATCTATCAAAAGACCCGCCTTGAAATGTTCTAATTGTTTTTTAATTTTCTCTCCAGTAATAACATAGCCACCACCAGCCATATGTGTTATTCCCTCTATTTGAGGAGGTGCTCCTAATTTTGCTAAATCTGCCTTATATTCTTCTAACAATTTTGTGGTTTCTAATATATCTTTTACCCATCCTTCAATAGCTTTTTTTGAATCCTTCAAACCCTCTTCAGCCCATTTTTCATTTGGATAATCCTTTACATTTTGCATACTACTGGTAAACCATTCTTGAGCATCAGCAAGACTTTTTATATACCTGGAAAGAGACTTCTTCTGGTATTCTATTTCCTCTTTATATTTACCAGCATGAGATATATAATCTAATTTCTTAGAATACCACTCTTCTGGAAAAATAATATCTCTTCGTAAGTTATCAAAATGCCTTTTTATTTTTTCCTCTCTTAATCTAAGCATCCTTTCCGTTTTTGAAGGAAAACCAGAACCTGCACCATAAACAGTTGGTATATCAAGTTCATCCCCACCACTGGGATTCAATTTTTCTAAAAGTTTGCGTTCTCTTTCTTTACATTCTCTAAAAACATCTATACCAGATAATTTTTTAAGAAGAGTTATTTCTTTTTTTGTGTCATCAATAATTTTTTCCAAATCCTCTTTCAAATTTGTAATCATAGGGGGAGCCTCTGCCCCCTCCATTAGCTTCACTCCAAACTTCAACATTTCGCCTCGAAATGCTCCAGACAAAGGATAATCTCTAAATGTTTCCCATGTAGTCTGCCCCATAATACCACTTTTTTCTATCAACCATCTGCCAATCCTCTCCCCATAAATTTGGGTAAAAATATTAGCTGCTTCTATAGCCGCCGTTTTCATAATAGCAACTATACTTTTTCCAAATCCTTCAAAAAGAGCTAAAGTAATATTCAATCCTAATTCAATACCCTTATAGAAATTAGTTCTTAAAAACTTAATAAATTCCCATAATTCATTTTTAACAAAAATAATTTTATCAGCAAATTTAGTAGCCCATTCTTTTATCGTGTTTTGATTGTTTATAAACCAATCAGATAATTTTATTATCTCTGGAACTAACTTTTCTCCTATTGTAATCCCGACGTCTTTTATATTATTCCAAAGTGTTTTCATTTGTGAAGAAAAAGATTTTAATTGTTTTTTCTGTAGTTCCTTTGTTATTTTATTCATTTTGTCTAATTTTCTTGTGTACTCTTCAACGCTATCGCCCAATCCAAGTAAAGGTAAAATCGCTTGCTGACTTCGTGCTTGAAAGCCCAACATATCCAATGCAACTATCTTTTGTTTAGTACTCAAATTTCCCAAAGCCTTAGAAAGCTGCTTGATGAGATTAGCCATCGTAACTAATTCACCTCTGGCATCAAAAATATTTATACTAAATTTTTTCCAAGCTGCTCTGTTTTCTATGAATCCCTTAGTTGTCAGTCTTATCATTCTTCCAAACATAGAACTTGCTAACTGTCCTTTAATTCCTTGGTCTGCATATGCTGCTAATACAGCAACGCCTTCTTCTAAACGAATATTATACGCTTTCATAGCAGGACCAGCTTGCCCTGTCAACGCTTGAGCAAATTGCCGAGTAGACGCATTAGCTAAAGTATTAGCCCCAATTAATACATCCGAAACTCTTGTCATGTTTTTCATGTTTTGAACTGAATCTGAAACTGTCAATCCTAAAGCACTTTGGGCATCAGTAAGTAAATCTGTTGCTTCTGCCATATCAAATGCCCCTGCAACAGCAAACGCCTCGACTGTTGATAAAGCAGCAAGTGATTGTTCTGCCGTTAATCCTGCTGACGCTAAAAAGAAATATGATTTAGCTAAATCAGTTGCAGAAGTTACCCCCTCCTTGGACAAAGTCCTTGCTAAATCCCTCATCTTTTGCTGCATACCCTCTGACACATTACCCATAATGGCTAATGATTTTATCATTGCATCATCAAAGCTTGCAAATGCCTTGACAGACATAACTCCTACAGCAACTAATGCGATGCCAAGTCTTTTTGCCCATCTACTAATAAAATGACCAAATCTACTAAACGCAGCTCCAACTCTTAAAGCCATGCCTCTTGCAATGCCTATAATACGACGACTCACAATTCGCATTGTAGTTACTGCTTTTTTTAACTGTCTATCATATTGAGTAGAGTCAGCTTTAAGATGGACTAACAAATTACCTAAATCTAATCCAATCATCTTTTCCAACCTGTAGCAGCACACCAAAACGCTTTAGAAATTTTTGCGGCTTCTTCTTTTGTCATTGGTTTTTCTTTCTTGGTTTTATCTTTGATAATTTTTAATTCAATAAGTTTACTTTCAATTGAAACCGGATTTTTACTTACTGAGTTATGAATCATAGCCGCAATTTGGGCTAAATAATAATCCTGTTTTTGATGAGTTATTAAATCATCCTTTTTCTTTTGGATTAAATATTTCATCCATTTTACAAATTCAGTAGAAGTTGTTTCACTTTGTGCCCTCTGTAATGTCATCGAAAGGTGAGAAGCTAAATCGAACCAAGCAAGTTCCTCACCCTTTATTCGTTTTTTTCGTCATCCTCTTCTTCCTTATTATCTACCATACCACTTAATTCTTGAGCAGCCTCAAAAAGTTTAGAGAGCATTCCGGCAGGCCATTGTTTAAGAGTTTCCTTTGTAACAATCTGCCCATCTTCGTCGTATAAACACATTGCCAAAAGACCTTCTTGAAGACCAATATGACTACTTAGTCCTTTAGTATTACCACTTTTGGTGTAACGAACTCTTTCGCCTAAACTATTAAGAAATTTTGCTCTTTGTTGAGAGGTTAATTCACGTAAAGAATATACCTTTTCATTGCCTTCCTTATCCGTGATATTAACCGGAATTTCTTGTAAATTCAGTTGAAATGTAAGCTCTTCCATAATCCTGCCCTTTCCTATAAGTTATACTCCGTTTAATTTACGTTTTAACCACTCTCACATACACTCCACTGCGTTATAACGAGTTCTATATACGAATATACGTCCTTAACAGAGATCGTACAGCACAAGCGATCCTCGCAAGGATTAACAAATCAATTAAGACGTAGGCCAAGTCGGCTCCGTCTCTTCATCACTATCATTTAGATTTGTAGCAATGATTGTCAACACAGCAGTCGGTTGTTCGCCCTCTACCTGCTCATTCGGGGCAAAGCCATCAAGCGTACCCCAATATTCTAAAGTTGTATCATCTGGGAAAGTAATTGTAATAGTTTGATTAACTCCAATTACCGATTGCATCTCCCCATATAAAAGCGGATCCCAAGCTACAGTTACAGAACCATCACCCATAGTATACAATTGCTTTGGATAAAAAGTTCTTACATCAGAATTTCGCATAGTAGTAATATCTATTTTACCACCACCTTCAATAGAGGGGGGTGTTACTCCTTTCTCCTTAGCGATGACATTAAACACTACACCACTTGCTATGGCACTAAAACTAATCGTTGTTTCTTAAAGTAAGAAGGAAATTCACAGTGAATAAAAATCTTCTTTTAGTTCCCTTTTCAATTCCTAAAGATACAATAGGAGAAGATCTTCCTATATTTTGAACTACATATTCCTCTAAACCAATTTCAACTGTTTCATTAAACACCTCATCTAATGCTGATGATATATCCTCAATTTTAGCATAACCTGTTTCATATTCTCTTGCTCGTATCCTAATTTGGATTCCTTGATGTGTAGGAACTACACCATTCATCTGCCTTTGTTCTAACCCTCCTGATGTATCATAAATAGCACCAGCATTACTTGGTTTATCCTGCATATGAGAAATCCATAATGGCCAATTACCACCATCACTCGGATCAGTCATTTTTACTAATGTATTTATTATATAATAACCAATAATAGAAGCAGGAGACACTTCTAATTTTGGAGTACCTTCTGTAACACTACT